ACCCTCAATCGTCTACGCATCTGGCACCAGCCAGTTATGGGTCAGGCAGAGGTAAATGGTCGCCTTACAAATGTAGAGACGATTGAAGGTGGTATGTTCCGCCTTGAGATCATTGAAGGTGATTCATCTAAGTTTGTGTACAGCAAGACTGTGACCATGCGTCCGTTTATGCAACGGTTCATGTATCGCAGGTATATTGCTAATAAGAACCCAAAGCCAAACGAGCCGAAGGGCAGCTTCCACCGCACGATCATGGCGGATAGCCTGAACATTGACTTGAAAGATAATACTGGCAAGTTCAATTGCGGCAAGCCTTCTGGGTACATTGAAGACTTCAAAGCCCTACCGCCTGACATGCAGGACTTGATCCGTCAGATTAAGCGTGTACGTGTAGTATTTGGTGTGGTAACTATGGATAATCCTGTAGATGCAAATGGTAATGAACTGGACGAAGTGACCACACCTTTCATTTGGGAGATTGATAACAAAGATGCATTCAAGGCTCTTGGTGATGAGTTGGGTGTGTTTGCCCGTCAGGAACGTCTCCCCCTGATGCATAACATTGTGTTCTCTGAGAACATTAAGAATGACCTACCAAATGGTAGCAGCTACTTCACTCCAAAGTGTAAAGCTGATATGTCAGTTGTGCATGAAGTAAAACCAGAGGACGAAGAACTTCTTGGTAACTTCCTTGAATGGGTAAAGAACTTCAATGACTACATCTGCAAGGAGTGGGATGATAAGGCTATGAAGCGCCAAGAAGAGAGTGCCAAAGCCGTACCCGAAGACGAAGCTGAACTTGTAGAAGACTTCATTGAAATTGAAAGTGAGGTAGCATAATGAATCACTCTGCTGAACTGGCGTTGCATAAGTACATGGACGATGCTGCTAAAGGCAAATCCACCATGTCACCTGAAACAATCCAACAAATTGGAAAGGACATCATGGATGCACTTGCTCGTCAGTTTGGCGAGAGGGAGCCAAGAGACTTTAAGTTGCGCATGTCTAATATTGGTAGGCCAACCTGCCAGCTATGGTTTGAAAAGAACAAGCCAGAGGCAGCGCAACCTAAAGCTGGTAACTTTGTAATGAACATGATGCTTGGAGACATCGTTGAAGCTGTCTTCAAAGGACTACTTACAGAAGCAGGAGTTGAATATGGAGATTCAGATAGTGTTACACTCACTCTGTCAGACGGTACGGAAATCAACGGAACGTATGACCTTGTTATTGATGAGGCTGTGGATGATGTTAAGTCTGCGTCTGACTGGTCTTATCGTAATAAGTTTGACTCCTACGATTCCCTCGCTAGTGGTGATGGCTTTGGCTATATCGGACAGCTTGCTGGCTATGCTAAAGCAACAGGCAAACGTGCTGGGGGTTGGTGGGTAGTCAACAAGGCTAATGGCAAGTTTAAATATATTCCTGCCACGGGCATTGACATTGACAAAGAGGTAGCCCACATTGAAGAAACCGCAAAGAAGGTAGAGGCAAACGAGTTTGAACGGTGCTTTGAGCCAGAGGATGAATACTTCTACAAGAAGCCTACTGGCAATAAGGTTCTAAACAAGAACTGTACCTTTTGCGATTTCAGAAAGGCTTGTTGGCCCAATCTAATTGAGGCACCGCAAGCAAAATCAAAGGCCAAGTTTCCTAAACTTGTGCAGTATGTCAAACTTAAAAAGGAGTATGTGAATGGATGACAAAATTGAACTTGAGGCTCTTGCAGAAGAGATCAAACTTACTGAACAGAAACTTAGCGACTTGCGTAAGGAATATCGTGAGCGGAAAACTGCTGGAGTTCGCGCAGCTATTGAGGCGCGTAATGAAGCAGACAAAGTTTTACGCGAAGAACTAAGAGCCATAGGTATGTTTCAAACACCGCTTGACTTCTGGCGGAGTAGAGGGCTGTAGTGACTAACTATAAAGCCTTCCGTGCAGCACGTAAGTACGGGTATCGTAGCGGACTAGAGCATAAGCTGTCCCTCTATCTGGATGAACTC